CTCTGGCCGCCCGCGAAGGTTTGACAACGTGCCGCAATTCCTTTATAATGAAGGTGTTATATTTTACCTCGGCACGTTGTAGGCCGCCCCTCTCCACAGGGGCGGCTTTCTTTATTGCCTTTTGCAGTCAAGTGCAAAGGGCGCTTTTTGTTTCCTCAATCCATGCCAGCCCCTTTTCGTAGTAGCTGGCGCTTTGTTCGATAAGGATATACCGCCGCCCGGCTTTAAGGGCTGCCACGCCGGTGCTGCCGCTGCCCGCGAAAAAATCACAGACAACCGCGCCCGGTCTGGTGTGGGTTCTGATTGCCCGTTCCAGTAGGTCAACGGGCTTCTGTGTTGGGTGGATTGAATGCCCCCCCGTCGGTTCATTCGACAGCCAAACGTTGCAGTGGTTCGCGTCAAGGTTGTGGACAAAGCGGGCGTTGTCTGCCGCCTGTATCTGTTCGTCGTACTGCTGCACAAGCCGGGCCTGTTCTTCCAGCAGGCTGTCGAAGTCTCGGTATCCTTCCCAGCTGTCCAGTTCAAACTTCGCCACAATGTCCAAGTAGGTTTCCCGCGTTGGCAAAAGCCATTGACTGCTTCCCCAACGGAAACAGTGGTCTGCTGCTTGTCCGCAAGCGTCGATTATCTGCTTTTTGGTTTTGCCGGTGTACTTCTGCGCGGCGCGGAAATACTCACGCAGCGGGCCGAAGTTGTTCATGTCCAGCTTTGCCAGCGCCAGCCCCGACTTGTTCCAGGCCGTGCCCGGTTCGCCCTTTACCAGTACAATGCAAAATTCTGTAATGTTAAACCAGCTTCGCAAGGTGTTCCCGGTTCCGGGGTTCGCCCATAGCTTCTTCCGAAAATTCGGCTTCACCCATACGGCCCATGAATTGAAAATAAACTGTGTCCAGTTTTCCAACCAGCACAGCAGGCGGGCCACTTGTTGCAGGTCATTGTGCCAAAAGGCCAGCGTTCCGTTCGGCTTCAGAATTCTTTCTGCTTCCCAAAAGGCGCGGGCCATAAAGTCGTTATATTCCTGCTGGTTCCCGAAGGTGTCCCACTCGGCCTTCTTGATGAAATATGGTGGGTCAATAAAAACCATGTCCACGGTTTCGGGTTGTACCCCTTCCAGCAGCTTGAAGCTGTCGCCCTGCAGAAAACTGTCGGGCCGTATCGCGCCGAAGTCGTACAGGTAGAAGGGAAGCGCTGCGGGGGCTTTCACAGTTTCACCCCCTGGGCCGCCGCGATTTCTGCCAAACCGTCGGCGTTTATGCTGTCAAGCCAGCGCCAGCTTTGCGGCGGGCAGTCCAGGTGCAGGGCTTCCAGCGGCACAGGCTCCGGCAACCGCCGGGGGTTCCGTACTTTCAAGCCGTACAGCCAGCCGCCGTCGCGGTATTCTTCCAGCTGTTCAACGGACAGGCCGGACAGCGTCGCCATCACTTCGTCGGCCGGATCTGCGGTTCCGATGTAGCCGGGGCAGTCGAAGAAGCCGACAACGGCCCCCGCGCCGCCGTGTGCTTTTGTCTCATACATGACAACGCGCAGGGGATATTCTGCGCGTTTTTCTGTGTTGGGGTTGTAACTGGGCGCACATTTCCGAATTTCCAGCCTTTTTTCGCCGGACAGGATCGCCGCCGCCCAATTCTTGCGGATGCTCAACAAAATGCAGTTGTCCATTGTGCCGCCCTCACGATTCCCACCAGTACATTGCCGTCATGTCGGCCAGGTGCAGGAACAGGGCCAGCGCATAACGTTCAAATGCCTTGCCCATTTCGTTATAGCAGTCATGGTCTCGGTATGCGCCCATGTGCCAGCGGATTGCCGCCGCTTCCTGGTCGGTCAGTTCCATGCCCAGGCGTTGCAGCAGGAACAGGCTTTTTTCTCCGTGGCCCAGCGGCAGGCCGCCGTCGTCGTACTCATAGGCGGGCGCGTCCTGCCACTTTCCGTCGGGGCCGCGCTGGCGTTTTGTGGTTTGCCTGTATGCGCCCGCCTTGCAAATGTCGTGCAGCAGGGCGCAGGTCACGGCGCTGGCGTTCATGTTTTCGTCTTCAAGCTGGTGCTGTGCCATTATGCCCAGCACTTCGGTTGCGACGTTGACGCTATGGTAGCACAGCCCGCCGGGGAATGCTCCGTGGTATTTCGTGGACGCTGGCGACGTGAAAAAGCCGGCTTCTTCCAGGTAGCGCAGCACGGCCTTGTCGCCCTTGCGGCCTTTAACGTATTCATTCCACAGGGCCATAAAGGCTTCCCGGTTCTTTTCCATTGCGGCAGCTTCCTGTTCCGCAAAGCTGGTGCTTGTTCCCATGTTCATGCTGCTACGCTCCCTTCTTGGCGGCGGCTTCACGTTTCAGCCGCCTGTTTTCGTTCTGTAAACGCTGGATTTTCGATGCCATGCGCTCATATTGCTGGCCGTGCTTGCAGGCTCCGCATTTTCCACAGTTCGGGCAGTCAAACAAGGGGCAGTGCCGGCTTATTTTCATAAAAAACAACTCCCTTCCCGCTTAAAGGCTGTGCTGGTGTTCGTGCTTTTCGCTGCGGGTCACAATCACCGTGCCGTCTTTAATCTTGAATTTCGCCGTTACGTTTTCGGCCGGCTTAATGGCCGTGCCGCCTTTTATGTAGTCCTTGCGGACCATATCGGCAGTAGCTTCCAGCAGGCGCAGGGTGTCCGGCTCAAATTCAGCGAACAGCCCCGCAATGATTTCCCGTTCTTCCCGCTGGCGGCGGCAGGCTTTGCCGATTTCGCAGTCGCATTTGTCGGTTGCGTACCGGTCCGCTTCTTCCTGCGTCGGTGCCGCGAAGGGCAAAACGCGAAGCTGACCGCAGAAGCAGCAGCTTCCTGTTTTATAGGTCGGCGGCTCCCAGTAGGGGGCAGGCGCGGGCAGCTGGCGGCAGTACCGCATAATTGTGGCCGCCGGGTGGAATTCTGCCCATTCCTTTTCATCGGCCTTGCGCTTGGCGTACAGGTCGAAGGCGCGGGCATACAGTTCCGGGGCATATAATTCCGGGTGGTAGGCACTGCAAGCAAATTCCGTGCAGCGGGCCGTATAGGCGGTATGCCCGCAACGGCCCGCCTTCATCTTCCCGGCCACGCAGGGGCTGTCCATGCGCAGGGCCGGGCGCTGCTGCTGCCATGCTTTTGCGCCTGCGCAGTCACACGCGCCGAGCGCCCATTCCATTGCTTCCTTTTCGCTGGTGAATCCGTTGTCCGGGCTTTCCACTTCCTTGCCGCAGCAGGGGCAGGGGACGAAGAAGCCGTCGGCAAAGTGTACCGCGTAGTCGGCGGCGGTTTCCGCCGGGGTGCGTTCGTTCTCGTTCATAGTCGGCCTTCTCTCTTGTATTTATCTGCCACAAAGCCCAGGGCCTTGTTTGACAGTAGCGAAAGTTCAAATTCTGCCCGGTCAATGTCGCCGGGCAGAAACAAGCGCCCGCGCGATTGCAACCAACTGTTGTAAAAGGGGCGCATTGCCGGGTGATTGATGTTGATAAAATACCAAGGTATATCGGTGCTGCGCTTGTCGGCGGCGGCGCGGCTTCTATCTTCCAGCACCAGCGGGGCAAGCCGCTTTATAAGGTCTGTGCGTTCATCTGCCATAGCCGTGCCGCCTTCCGTGCATTTTCCTGCGCAGGAAAGCGGCGGCGCAGCGGGTGCAGCGCTTGGCGTCCGCGCTGGCGGGGTAATTGCAGTTAAATGCAAGGCCCAACTGCTGCGCCAGGTAGTCGGGGCAGGCCCACAGGCCAAACGAAGCCGCCGCTGCTGTCTGTTCGTCCAGGTTGCGAATACCCCGCAGCGCGTTGTCCGCGCAGCCCACAACGGCCACCCGCGTTTCCAGGTCAAGGCTTTGCAAATATTCAAGTACGGTCATTTGCCGGCCTTCTTCCTGTTTTCGCGCAGCTGCTTGTTGTGCCGGGCCTTCATTTCCTTAACGTCCTGCGCCGTCACGCCCGTGGGCCATTCTTCCGGCGGCATATTCCAGATATACCGGCGTTTAATGGGCGGCTGGCGGTCAAGCGGTATCGGCTCAATGAAGGCTTCCCGGCTCAATCCGGCTTGCAGCGCTTCCTTTTCGGTGGTTCTCATTGTTCCGTCCCTTCCATGTATGCAGCCGTTACCGCGTCAAGCTGGCGCTGTAAGTCTTCGGCTTCGGTCTGGTATTCGTCGGCGCGCTGGTTGGCTCCGTCAAGCTGGCATTGCAGGCGGTCAGCTTCGGCGCGGTAGTCCTGTGCGCGCTGTTCGGCGGCCTGGGCCGTCTGCCGGGCGCTGGTCTTTAACAGGTCGTAGGTTTTACGGGTTTGCAGGCCGTCCCATGCGTACCACGCCAGCGCGGCAAACATGACGGCCAGACAGGCCGCGCAGGTGCGGCGCAGGATCCTGTTTTCTCTTGCAAGCCGCCGGGCGGTCCGGTTCGGCTCGGCCGTGGGTTCCGCCGGGGCGGGCAGTTCAAAGTGCAGGCAGATTGTTTCCATCTTTCGTTCCCCCTTAGTACAAAAACCAAGCCCCTGCTGTAAGGCCGACAATTAGTGCAACCGCGCTGCATACTGCCCGCAGAATCCACAGCAGACCATAAAAGAAAAGTGCGTCAATGGCTGCTATTGCCAGAATGGTAAGAAGTGTTCTGTAAGGTCGTTTCATGCCGTGAATTTCTCCCTTCGTTTTCCTGCTGCCTTATGCCGCAGCCCTCTTGCGTTCGCGGTCTATCAGCGCCGCAATGCGCTGCCCTGTTTCCGTTTTCAGCCAGGCCGCCGTTTCTTCCGGTGTGGCCCACAGCTGGCCGCGACAGATTGCCGCGACAAGCGGGTCGGCCTGTTCTTTGTTCAGCGTTCGCATACTTTCAACCTCACGCGCTTTCAGTGTTGAAAAGGTCGGCAACGCTGCACCCCAGCACTTCGGCCAGCTTCGGCAGCTTGTCGGCGCGCGGCATTCTTGCGCCGGTTTCCCACATTCCAACGGCGGCCTGGCTCGTGCCCATAATGGCAGCAAGTTCTTCTTGGGTCATGCCCTTGGCAACGCGAAACTTTTTAATTGCCGTCATTCGTTTTTCGCTCCCTTCTAAAAATCACTATAAGTGATTACTACACCCTTACTATATCATTACTTTGAGTGATTGTCAACACTTAAAGTGATAATTTTCTAAAATCTCTTGAAATTATAACTTTCCGTTATTATCATAGAATAAAGGGGGCGCTTGTAATGTTTAGTCTTGAATTGAAAAAGCAGCGCGAAAGCCGTGGCTTGTCGCAGTACAAACTTGCGCAGCAACTTGGCGTTTCACAGGCAACCGTCGGAATGTGGGAAAGCGGAAAGCGCGACCCCAGCTTCCCGGTGTTGCGTACAATCTGCGAATTCTTTGGCGTTTCTGCAGACCAGTTCCTGGGGCTGCAAACTTCCGAAGTCGTGAAGCGCCCAGTTCAGCCGGCTTTGTCGTCCGCCGACGCAGAATTATT